ATATAATACCCAGGGTACTTCATTTTCTTGTATAATATCTTCAGGAAACTGAAGTTGATTACGTTCGTATGTCACAACAGCTTCTCTTATAGAGGGTACCATTCTTACACTAGGATCTGCGAGTAAGGGGATTTGCTTTACGGTTCTTTCGAAAGCTTCTTCCCTTAATAAGTTAGCTTCTAGATCGAACACCTGGTAGCTCACATTTATCAATTGTCTCTTATTAAAACCTTCAATAAACCATTTCCCCTGGCACTGGTAAACTTGGCAACGCATAGACTCCAGTAAATCTTTAAGAAGTTGGTAAGCATTATCTTTATTGGAATCCCAGAGCATTGTATCTACTAAAATCTTGGACCAGTCTGGCTCATTTATGTTGATGAGAGCAGGGGAGAAGTACAATTCTAGATCTACCTTCGTCAGTTTTAAAATAGCGCAAAGCACTTCAATAACCGTTTTTTCTTCATTGTAAAAGTCAGGAGAAAGCTTAAGTCCTTTAAGCAATCCTAGACCATCTACTGCAGAAAAGTTGACGTAAAATATACCACGTCTATATGGTTCTTCGTAAGATTCTGGGAGCAAGTAGCCTTGCCAAACGATTTCTTGAGTAGTCGATATCCTCTTTGTGACCAGCCATTTGTTTTCATCTGCTGTAAATAGCTCAATAAAGGCAGCATCTTTTGCATCTGTAGCCTCTAGAGTAAAATTAAGCTCACTACCCACAATAGGCTGTGTCTTAGAGTCACCACCAAGCCAGTTAAGCTCAATCGCATCACGCTCTGCATAATGCAAGATGAGATCATCTTCCACATTATCAACATCCTGTATGTGTATTTCGTAATTAGCCACGTCTATTTCTATAATTGGTTGCTCTTGCGTTCTGCAAGATGATGTCCTGTCCTTTTATTTTTCCTTCTACTTGTATGGATCTCATATCCCCACCAACACTGTCACCTAACATAGATTTTAGCTTATCCAACGGAGCGATTACTTCTGGATTTGACCGAGCTCCGGCATATTCACCTACCAAAGCATTTACTGGACCGTTGACTATACCACCATCTGCAAAAGCTACACGATTACTACCACCACTTTCTGCAATATTTGCAGCTGCAGATTTTGCGATGGTTCCCAGAGCAATTAATGCAATACCAGCAGCCAAAGCAGCAGCAGGATTAAGACTCGTTAATGCTTTTTTAATTCCTTCGACTGCTAAACCTATGCTTATAGCTAGTTTACCTAATCTTATAGCTACGTTTCCAAAAGTCTCTAACATTAAACCTAGCAAAGCTTCTATACCAACATTACCTCTAGCAATGTTACCAATTATAGCACCAAAGCCTTCAGCAAAACCTTGTGTAGCTTCTGCCATTATTTCCCTAGCTCCTATGTTAAACAAGGCTAAACTTTCATTTATCTTGGTTGTTTCTTGATCTATTATAGCACCATCTGCTCTAAGTTGATCGCCTATCCCAGTAGACATTAATCCACCAGACTGTAATGTGCTTGCAGATTGTATTTGAGCTCGTCCACCTTGACCAGATAAACCAGCGCTAAGTTGTCCAGAGGCCTGCTCAGAAACTTTGACGTTATCGACAGTAACATCTGCAGACAATTCTAGTTTCTTACGACCAGCGATGTTGTCTATAGAATCGCTAATGCTTTCCTGCAGACCGACTTTAAAGTTATCTACATCATTACTGAGTTGACCTAAAGTCTTTTTAAAGTTCTTTTGTGTTTTTGCCAGATTCTTACCCAAAATCTCAGGCAGTTGTGAGAAGTTTCCAGTGATGATGGCCTTAAAAGCTTGACCAAAACTAGAAAAGACTATTTTAGTCTGTCTCCACCATCCCGATATAAGCGTTCCCAAGCCATTAAAGACTAGCTTTGCTGCCTGGAATAAGATTTTAAACTGTAGCGCAATAGCTTCTACACCCACACGTACAATGACAGATTCATTATACAGATCTATAAAGTAATTGGCAATGTCCAGTACCGTTTTCTTAATTGGTTCCCAGTGCTTATAAATAGCTACTCCTACAGCGACTATAGCTGCAACAATTGCCAGAATAGGAGCAGACAGCGCACCAAAGGCAGCAATCAATCCGGGTATAACGGTGGTCATTAAAAAGCCTAAAGCTGTGAGTATAGGACCAACAGCTGCCAAAAGACCGCCAACAACCAGAATTACCTCTTTTATGGCTGGAGACAGGTCATTAAACTTATTGACCAGCATCGTTACAAAATTAATAACTCGATTTACTATCGGTTGAACTAGCTTAGCCAAATCTGCAATAGCTAACTGAAAGTTAAGTTGTGCTTTTCTAGCTTCTGTAACATCCTTATTATTTTCTCGGTATTTCTTATTAACTTCTTCTAGTCCTGTAGAAGCCAACGTATTTAAGACATAAGCCTGTTCTTCACCTGCTTTTACAGATTCTGCTAGACCAGCATTAAATTCATCCAGATTAACTCCAGATCGTTCTAGAAGTTCAGAAAAAGGTCCAATAGCTTTGCCCGTGGCCAGTGTTTCCTGTAGCCCATCCGCAATACCTTCAAACTTAAGCGTATCCGAGAATTTTACAGCTGCACCAGAAATATTATTTAAAGCTCTGGTTAAGCTTTCGCCTTTAAACCCAGCAGCCAGTAAATTAGATAGACCCTCTACAGAAGAATCGGTTTCCCCAGTTATGGCCTGAGCTTCCAAAAGTTGCTCACGCATAAAACCAATGCCCTCACCAGCAAGCATAGCATTAGTCTCTAGTCGACCAAGATCAGATCTTAGTTCTTCAGTACCTTTTGTAACTAAAGCCAAACCAGCTACAATAGGAGCAGTAAAGTTCATAGACATGTTACTGCCTATTTTAGAAAGCTTTGCGCCAGTTTTTTTCATAGAACGCTGAGCATTCTGCATCTGTGACGAAAACTGCTTTAAGTCAGCATTAAATCGTATAGAAATCTTAGCTAAACTGCTCATGGACTGCGTTTCAGTATCTCTCAAAAGTAGAAGAACAGCTCATTTTTATACTCCAACATTGTTCACTTTAAAGCACAAAAAAAACCCCTCGTAAAAGGGGCTTTTCCTAACAAACAAAAAAGAAAACAAACTAACCATGAAAATAAAATGTAATCACTTTCCTTTTTTCTTATCAATCTGTGACCAGTAGTCTTTTGGTGTTTTAGCTGTAATGGTTTTGGGTTGTAAATCCCATTTCAGTGGGTACATTTCTTTAAGAGATTTCTTTTTATACTTTTTTTCCAGATGTGGAGTGAGCACGGTTACTACCAGTTCCCGATGCATCTCCCAGCGTTCTCTTACCTGCGTTTCTTCATACCGTTCAAATCCTTTTATTTTGTTTGCAAAGGCTCTAGGAGTTGTCTGATAAAATTCATCCTCAGACATTTGTAATATACCCAGCGCAATTTCTTCCAGTTCATCCCAGGTTATTTCTTTTTGGCTTTTGTTCTGGGAGGTTTCTTCTGGCTCACCTTTTTTTTTCCGTTTTCTGCTCCAGGAATAGATTTTACAAATTCATCCATGACGATTTGCAGTTTTTCCGCATCTTTAAACATGACTTCCTGCAAAATCTCATCTCTTTCTATAGTTTCTCCACCTGCGTTTTCAATACCAGCGTTTACCAGGTCGCCAATCTTATTGAGTGCGTCAAATTCTTGCTCTTTGTCCATATTGGCAAAGCTTTCGTTAAAGACTTTAATCACACCCTGGATGCCTTTCTGGTTCCAGTATTCACCTAGCAGTCTGAAAGCACCGTAACCATATTTAAGCGGATAACTCGTACCCGCTATGTTTATAGTCTTCATAGGCCTATGTTATTGGTAAAGTTACTTTTCTCAACTTGGTAGAACCTTGTAGAGAAATAGAAGCTGTTCCATCTTCTTCTACAGCTGCGTTCATTTCCAGCGACTCTATAATACATTCCCCTTCAAACATAAAGGTAGCATCACCCTCAGTGGGTACAAATTCAATAGACACATTTTCGTCTACATCATTGTCGTATAGGTCAAATAAAGCCCCAAAGTCATGCGTTTGTGTACCATCACTCGCATACACAGCAAGTGCAGAAGCAGAAGCAGTCCAGGACTTTTGTCCTTTTGCTCTTTCGATACCATCAGTATCTTTTGTAGATCGCTCACGGATCTCTCGGTTGACAGTCAGGCTACATTCTGTAGCATGAT